TCTCTAAGGGATCAGAACCGTACATCCGTCTATTGATATGGTCAAGTGCGTCAGCAACACGGGCATCCATCACCCAACCTTTAAAATTAGCAAGCTGAGTAGTCTTCCAACCTTCGGGGATTTCTTTCCCTTCGGACTTTATGGCTATCTTCTGAAAATCCTTATTCTCTTTCATGCCCTCAAGAAATTCAAGATTGTTGACGGCCTTCTGAGTCTCGACATAATCCACAAGGGTCTTCTGAAAAGCGTCTTTGTGGTAAAACTCATTCGTTGCACCCTCAATTTCTTCTTGAGTGGCATCAGCGACTTTATATTTCACGCCATCCTTACCTATATGCTCATTGGCTTCCCGGACTTTACCGCCGTATTGATGTCCTGCGTTAAGCTCAAGCGTCGGCTCAATATCAAGAATGTCGGCTATCTCAGGACGGATAAATTTTCCATCTTTCATTTCTGTCATCCATGCCGTCAACTTATCGTATACCGTAGGAGCAACCTCTCGGAACGTCTTACGGTTATAAAGAAGTGCCTGCATCATAATTGCCATCTTCTCAACGCTTTTACGCCGCCAAGACTCCGGGCCCTTGGTCACGTCAGCCAAGTCGCGCAATTCTTTGTTTATAGTCTTCTGGTCTTGTAGACGTTTAACATCGTCCCCGCGCCCTTCCTTATCGGCTTTGGCGATCTGCTTATCCAATATCATGTCTGCCATCGGACGCTTGCCACCGAAGAAAATTTCCTTGAGCCCGAATTTCTCATCAATCTGATGGCCTATTTCATGGAGAAGAACATCCATTGAAGTCGCGGCACGAGTGATAATTTCGCTTCGACCAGTATATGAAACGCCTTGGTTTCCGCCCAATTTATCACCGCGCTCAGGTTTAAGCTTTCGCGTGTGTTTTATTCCAAGAGACTTTGCCAAGTCTTCAAGTTTCTGCCTAACAACCGTATCGTAAAACTCTGTGAACTTCGGCGTCATCATAGGTTTCTTTTCGCCCATGTCCGTAGAGATAACTTTGCCGTCTTTTCCCTTGCGTAAGGCTGTAAACTTTCCACCCTTGTCTGCGACCACGATCCGGCGGCCATCAGGTGCGATCAGCACCTTATAGACTCTCCGCTTCATCCCACCCGTAACAGTCTTCATCCCTGCGCCAAGCGAAGACTTCACATCTCGAAGCATCCGGTCAAAGATCGTGTTGTGTCCCAAAACGAATCTTCGATTGTGAACGGTGTCGTCAATCGGGAACTCCGCTTCGGTCAGCTTTGCCATGTTTTCTTTACGCGCTTTGTCTAAAGGCTTAATAACCTCATCATTAAATTTCTTTTGTTCTTCGGTCAATTCAACAGACGACTTTCCAAGAACCTCGATCTCGTCATTGTGCTTATCAATCGCCTTAATATCTGCATCGGTATACTCGACGCTGTTGTGTAGATTTCTTGCTCGCAACTCAATAGCCGTATTCCGCAACCGTCGGGAAGTATCAGCGTCGTCAACACGCTGCGAGACAGACTTGCTTTCTTTTTCCGATTCACCAGAAGGCATCTTGAAAACCGCTCTGGCCTTCTCAATAAAATCATGCACAATTGACTTATGTTTCGCAGGGTCTTTCTCTCCGACTTCGGGCTTGATTCCGACCTGTTCGCGGGCGTTGTCGATAAGTCCATTGATCGAGTCCATGGTCTCTTGGGACACATCAGAATATTCATCTTTACTTCTTGTGGTCTGATTATCTTTCTCTGACGAATGGCTGATGCCAAACTCTTTCTTTGACTCTTCGCGTGTCAATTCTCGTCCGTCGTTTGTTTTATTGTAGGCAATAAAATCAACGTCTTCTTTATGGGTATCCTTACTCATGCCAATTTTATTAAGAGCATCTTCATGACTTACATCACTTTCAGATGTTCTCCCATCATTGGTCAATACTCCCCAAGTCGTAAGTCTGGACGGTTCTGTACCATTCACCAAATCAACTTCTCTCTTAATAACATCAATGTCTCCATTCTTAACCGCCTCATCAATCGCCGTACTTAATTTCTGGATTGCGGCCTTATCCTTGTCAACATCCGTGATCTTATCAAGGAATGGCAACGCATGGAAAAACACGCCCCATGCCGCACCCTCTGCCGTACCCTTACCAAGTTCTTCAACTGTCGGCATCCTACCCTGCTTGACGGCCTCATACGAAGCGGACGCCGTACCCAAAGCCGTAAACTTGCCCATTGACGCGGCCATGTCTTTGAGTTCCTTACCAACAAGAATTGACCCATAAACGGTTCCAATGGCCGTTGCCTCTCCTGCGGCTATCACGCCCGCCACAGGCCCTTTATCTTGAGTCTCTTTGACACCGGACTCAATACCCATACCGGCGGCGAATCCCGGTATTCTGGATACGAACGGAGCCGCTCCCTCTGTCATCAACGCGGCTTTAGCATAACCTCCGATAACGATCTGAGTCGGTAACTGAAACCCAAGATTAACAATACCTTGGGTGAAGTCACCAGCAAATCCACGAATACCCTTATCCTTAACGCTCTCTTGCAATACCCGAGACTGTGCTTCAAACGCCCGAGCGTTCTCTGGATTAAACATTAACCGTGCATAGGTAGCATTTAAATCAGCTGACCCAGCCAAAAGCCTTGTTGCAGAGTCCTGAATAAATCCACGCTTTCCCCAGAATGGAATTGTCGGAGGTTTTTCTTTTGAATAGACATCCCGATACAACATGGGGCCAAACTCTTTTTCCGTCATGCCTTCGGGGACATCAACCGTTATTCCCTTGTCTTTAAGAAATAATTTACGGTTTCCAGAGACCGCGCCCGCAACAGTCGTGGCAGGATCAACGTCACCGCCAAGTGAAGATAACTTCATCGGTTGTGTATTGGATTCAGGAGATTGATCGAGTTCACTTATTTTCATTTCATAATCTCAATATCTGGATCATCAGAATCGTTAAGGACTCGATACTTTTTCCCTTTAATATTTATTTCTTGTCCATTTTTATATTTTGAAACTGCCTTATCTGAACTCCCTTTTGGTACAACACGTCCATTTTTGATTTCATAATTGGCATTAGCATTAGAAGGAGCAGACCATACCGACTTAACGCCATCCTTAAAATTACCAACAATATTTGGCGTGTCATCAAGACTCATGGTCTCTGGATGATTTTCCATAATATTTTTTTTAAGAAGCCCTTTTGCAACATTCGCGGCTTCTTCTTGAGTTTTAACCTTTTCTTTCTGATCTATAAATTCTTTAAACATTTTAGCTGAATCTTCTTCACTAGAATTTTGTTTAAAGAAGTCCATCACTCCGCCGAGCCAACTTCGCCTTTGCTTTATTTCTTCTTGAACCTGATTATTCCTTTCAAGTAATTCCTGACGATTCTTCTTCAGGCCGTCTTGCACAAGATAATTTAAAGACCGTTTCGTCCCACCATCATCTTCACGCAATCCCCAATTCGCGATCTTTGTCTTCTCACCTGCGGATAATCCTCTAATTTTAAATATCTCTGTTCTAGCCTTAACAGGATCAATAGATGTGTCAGTGGCGATATTATATGCCTGTAATCTTTGCTCATTCGTTGTCCCCGTCGGTATAGGGTCTTCAAGAGCTTGTTGTGCGGCTTTCGCAAATTCTGGAGTTGCCGGATGACCAAACTCGCCAGCTCCTATCCTTGCATCATCAATATCTTTCATCGTTAAAGTATGATCTGCCATTTTATCAAGAAGTATATTATCCGTATGATTCTGAGCAATCTTTCCGATATAATTATTTTCAATGCCCTCTTTTTTAATCTGCTTCGTAACCTTATCATGGAGAGCCATTCGCTCATGATCTGATAAATCAGAATAAAGTCCTTCCTTACCCTTTTCAAGTTGACGCGCAACTTCTTCGGCCCTTCCAGTTATTGAAGCGTCTTCCATTACTTGATCTATCTCTGCCTTCTTCCAAAGTTTGTCTAAATGATCTTTTGCCGCCGACCCATGTATCCATCCTTTTTGAGCATACCCCATCGTATATTCATAAGATTTTTGCTTAATCAACATCCTCTCGGATTTATCGGCAGAATCTTTATACGCCTCAACTTGTTGAGAATTAAAATCTGTAACCTTTTGTTTAATATCGTCACTCTGTCGTGTGAAGATGTGCTGATCGAGACGAAGATTTTTCCTATCCATATCAAGCGTTGCTTCACTCATGAATTTATTTCTAGCGTCAGGTGAAGAAATTAAATTAGCCGAAGACGTAAGCCCTCTTGTCGTGTTTTCTTTTATCCGGTCACTAACTTTATCAAGGTCTGGATCAGTTGCGGCAAGTTGCCAATTTTGCTTATCAACATCAATAAGAGAAATCTGTGCTTTCAATATCTGCCGATCATCATTCATCTCTTTAACTTTAACGGCAATCCCGGCAAGGCCTTTTGACACGTCGACAATTTCCTTACCGACACGTGAGGCAACCTCAGGATTCATTGCGGTGGGTTGGAGTGAAGCTTTTGATTCATATACTGGTATTTTCATAATAGTGCCAACATGGCAATCCCTTCTATCCCCTGCATCAACGCCTGACTCTGTGCCTGTTTTTTAGCCTGTCGACCTTCCCAATCCATCATATTCGCCTTACTCTCGGTATTATACTTAGCGATCTGTTTATCCAACTCAAACCCAGAAGCAGAAGCCAACGCCGCATCCAACGGGCTTCCCGACTGCGTAACGCCCGCCTTGGCCGTCATAGCGCGGGCAGAGGACAACAAGGCGACTTCTTCCCGTCCCAACTGATACTGATCCATGACGCCCGACTGACGGACAAGTTCGGCATTATAGTCATAGGCTTTCTTTTGCTGAATACCCTGCATATAAGTTCCATAAGCAGAGCCAAGCATTCCAAGGCCTTTTATATCCATTGATGAAACCCCGGATGACGGCGCACTGGGAGCAGAAAAATCCATCCCGCCAATCTCGGAATCATCATACCCGGAAAGAATATCCATGTTACTGTATGCGTCGCCTACTGCCATAAGTCACCTATTTTTCTGCCTCGACGGATTCTGTCATAATAACCGCCAAAATATTTAATGGAAGCGGCTTAGTCTGTCTAATCACCGGTTGCCAATCCTTCGCAAACTCTGATTCAAAATCAACCTCAATATCTCCGGTATAAAGAACCGATGCCGGAGGAGGATTAACCGCGACCGTTTGATTCGGATAAATAATCCCGATCTGGCTGTTGATGTCTTTCCCGAACGAACCGCCGGAACTCTTATTCACTCTAATTAATGAAATATAAACCTTCCGTGACCGACCCTGTGTTTCCGCCACGCCTAGGGGCAAGAATTGAATCGTGCCTTCATACGGAAGACCGACGTGGGCAACCGCAACCTTAATAGGTAAAGTAATCGACCCACCTACTACAAGGAACGTCTGCGTGGCCGCAGGAAGACCCGTATCTGCCTGAACCGTTACATATTCCCCATTCAAGTGATCTAGCCCGGTCAACGTTGTAACCATCTTCCTTACCTGACCACCTGACAAATACTTCCCAAACAGAGTCGAATCAATCGCTGTACCGTCCAACTGTGTCAAAGAAAACTGGCTTGAGCTGATATAAACCACAAGATAATGCTGAAAATTTACCTGAGTCATCCCAACGACATTATCAATCTTTACCTGCTCCCCACCCGTAAACCCGTGTCCAGCCGCTGTGACAACGCAAGGATTGTCATTGGTGATCGCTGTGATCGTTATTGGATTATCAAACGTCAATGAACAATCAACCCGAACATGATCCCAATCATACGGAGGAATCTCTCTTGTAAAAAACTCAATATATCTTACAATCGACCCGTTGATATTCCTTTTAACTGAAACAAAAACAAGGTCATCCCCGCCGTCCTGCGGAAGAACGCATACGCTTTCAAATATTCCTGGCCCCATAGCTGTCGACCCAGCCACGCGCCTTGCCCATCCCATAACTGCCTGTTCTACGTTCCGAGTAAAAACAGCAAGTTGTCCATCTTCCCGAGGAATCCATAACCTATCATTCGGAGACTGCTGTCTTGCTATTTCAAGACCGCCGCCGCCATCCCGTAGAATGTGATCTGCCAGAAGGTTCATATCCTCAGACTTGTCTCGGCTTATAACAAGGTCATAGATTAATTGCCTAACCTGATACCCGTTTGCCTGAAGAAAATACTTGTACCCACCAATTTTCTCTGGGTGAGTTTGCTTTACCGCATAATCTGTGTCTTGTACAATTTGAGGAGTGTTCTGATACGTTGTCCCCGTTGACGGGCTGACCGCGCTTGTTGTTCCGCTTGATGTTCCAATCTTCAAATTGCTATCCGAATCCAACCACCTGATCGCGGCACCCGTATTGGAATCAATCTCATAAGCATACGCTGAAGAATCTGTGGTTGTATTATTCCATGCTCCTGTGTCAAAGTTATCGTAAGCCCCAATATTGGAAGCATACCATTTTTGTGGCTCAGAGGCCGTCCCTCCGTAAAGCAATCGACCTTCAAAAAATGTAATTGCACACGGGTATCCTCTAACCGCGCTAAACGCTCCTTCTGCCCAATAAGTATATGCTCCCGTTCCTCCGATGTTCCCAGCCGTTCCATCACCTTCAGCCATGACATAACCGGTCACAACGGTCGCGCTAGTGAATCCCGTCACCATCACAACGCCGCCAACCGTGGCCGCGCTATTGATTAACCACTGGCTTCCCACATGTCCAGCTTTAAAAAATGCGGCGAGAACCCACTTCCCTGCTGCCAAATCGGTCGCAAATGTTCCGGCAATATGAAGCTGTTGGCAAGCGTAAGTATTTCCGCCTTGCGTAACCCAATCTCCGGGAACATATGCCGTACCCGTTCCCCACGCCGGGATCGTTGCTGTCAGTGTCGTTGCACCCGTAGCAGATGAAGGAGTGATCGTCACGTTCCCGACATTCCTGTCCATGAACGGCCCACGGAAAAATGGAACATTACCAATCGAAAACGAAGTTGAACTATTCCTGATTAATTTTTGGGGATAATACGAAGGATGAACCAGATACATGACATTGTTTTTATTCGCCATCTGTATCAATGGAATATCGGCAAGAGCGTAAGGAGTTGTGACCTCGACGGGAGTTGTGCTTACTACAAGTTGTCCGGGAACACCGGAAACAACAGAACAAAATCTGAAATAAGCATCCCCCATCTCGATAACATATTGTTCTGAAGAAGAATAAGCAAATCTCTCAAGCCTTACTTTTTTAGAATTTGTTTTTACACCACAAATGTATCTAGTCCCCGGCCAGAACGAAAGTCCGCCAGTTTGACTGATAAGAAAGTTTTCAATGATTGCGGCGGCGTTTGGATAGACCGGCTTCCCAACGTCCATACGACCAAAGTTTCGGGGGGATATTTCTCCGAACGACCAATTCGTCTTGACAGTCGCTTGCTTACCCATCAGAACCCCGCAGAAAAGAAATTAACCGAGTTGCTGTCGCCGGGAACACCTACGCGAGAATTCGCACCAGCTATTCTCTCATAAAAAATATTATCCGCCTGAACCTGATCTGGAGTGCTTCCTTTTGAATCGTCCGAAATTGCACTCATCAAAGCCTTCTCATACATCCCCCGGAGAAGCTCTCCCTGTCGTCCTCCCTCTACCAATTTAAAATAAGCAGATGAGGCAATCTTAAATGCCAACGCCAAACGAGCCTTCGCGCTATACGTTGTCGGATCGTCATTATCAATCGTATACTTGATGATAAGACCGGCTGTATCAGAAATAATTACGTTCTGACCGTTTAAGTTCTGCTGATAAACTTTAGCATTCGGAAAATTTAATTTGTATATTGATAAACATTGAACAGGGAAGGCATACGCAATCAAACATCCATCACCAAAATCAATAGGAACCTGAGACAATGTAGCCAATGCCACTGTTACCGTCGAGAAAGACCAAGGATGTTCTTCAAGAAACTCTTGACGACAGTCGTCATATAAACCATTTGAAAAGATTATATTTGCGGAAGACGAGCCATCATTCGGTGCGGATATTGTTTTAACGCCCATTTCGATACAGGCGCGATTTGCTATTCTAAGTTTGCTTGCGGAAGCGTCCATAAGTAACTCCCTTATTTAAAAGAATGACCCTGGGGCGTTCCCAGCCCCAGAGCCATGAATTACTTAATATGGATAGATTGTTCCATCCGCAGAAATAGCAAGATGCTTCCATCCACCAGCACCAGCAGACGCCGTATACAACGCAGCATCGACAACCGTGCTTCCTAATACCGTTGCTCCAGTTGTCGTCAATGTTGTAAACTTACCCGCCGCCGGAGTCGTCACGCCAATCGTTGATGTATTAATCGTCGCGCCAGCAATGGTTCCGCCAGTGATCGCCGCTGTACCCTGATAAGAATCAGTAAGCGTCAGAACACCGTTCGACACCGCACACCCAACGCCGCCAGTCGTCGTACACTGGATGACATCCGCTGCCGGATAAAGCGTAGTGTCAATCTGGACACCAAACGCGGCAAATGCTGATCCCGCAAAACCCAGCATTAACAATGTAATCAGTAATGCCCTTTTCATTGGATACCTTTCTGTTAAAAGAAGAGGGCTGGATATTTCTACCCAGCCCTTTGTTTTTAGTCGAAGGAGTACAAAACCATCAGAGTATAAATGGTTCCCGTTCCCAACGCCGCGCCGCCGGTCGTCCAGATGATCTTGTTGTCATTCGTCGATGTCCCGACAACTCTGGGCAATGCACCCAAACCGGTCAACGGATACAGACCAGCTGTGGTGGCAAGCGTGGTAGACGCCGAAGCGTACCGCGCCGCGCTATCCGCATCTCCGACTGAAACCGTCAAAGATGTGGTTGCAACGCTTGTTCCAATGAAGATTTGAAGAATGTTCGCGCCGGTAGGAAGTGCCGGAAACGTGATAACGCTCCCCGCATCTTCACCAGTACCCAAGCCGGTATAAGTGTCCAAAAGAACCTTAACCCGACCATCAATTAAACCCTGCAACTGCCAAGTGGCGGGCGTCCCACCTGCTGCAAGGATGGTTTGAATCGCGCTCTTAAGTGTCGCTGTGGCTCCCATGTTCGTGACCTCCTATTAAGTCGTTAATGAAAAATTATTCCACGCAAGCAATTTGCGTAATACGGGACTCTTCAAGCCGTGTGGCTCCCATGCACATCTTCATGTACACCTGCCAAGCCATGTTCTTGTCGACACGTTCATCCAGACGACCTTCAATTTCTTTCTGGATTGCCAACTGAACCGCCATCTTCTGCCACGCATAGCAGAGCCGGTGACTCGAAGCATCCAACTGCAAACGCTCCGTGTGAATGAAAGAGAACCCAATCCACGTGTTCAGTTCTCCCTGAACCAACGCCTTTACGACGTTGTAATCAGAGTTGCTAACTTCCGTGGTATTCAGAAGGTCTTCCAGCTGAGCCGCTGTGTGCGAAAAGTAACGCTCAGTTTTCTCGACTTCTGCCGCGTTCAAAAGGCGTGAAGCGCGGAGTAACTTCGCCTTTGACATACCAGTACCGCCTGACCCGAAGGTGTAAGCAATCTGATTTGCCGCAGTGAAGCTAACTCCCGTCGCACCGTTCTGTCCGGTGTAAGACGTTCCGCCCTGAGCCGCAATGATGAGATCGTCCGTCGCGCGATTAAACGCCGCCATCTTGGCCGCATACATCGTAGACTTCGGATCAATAACCATCTGAAGAGCGTCCTTAGGGTCTTCCAAAGTCGCACTCACGAAAAATCTCGGAGTGACCATCCTGCGACGGAAGTCGGGGAGCTGTAACGGGGTGTCAGCATAACGTCCCAAAAGTTCCTGAGCCGTATCCTGATTGTACTGATCGTAAAATTTCGCCTGGCCTGTCCAGTTGGCATCAACCATGACCGCGCCACGCATGCGCGTATCAAGTTGCTGGGCAAGCAAATAAATAGTATTTGCGTACTGTTGAATATATGCTACCGAAGGTGTACCCATTTTTGACTCCTTTTTAAGAACCGTTTAAAGAACAAAACTTCTATAACCGATTGTCCCTAAAAAGGGGTCAGCTTACTGCGGGTCGGGGTTCCTTACGGAGTTATCCCAAAAATACTAACGATTAACCGGGGTTCACCTCGTCGAGAAAGATGGTCTTATGTTTCACGTGAAACGTTAAGATAGCTTCTTTCTCGTCTCTTTGATTGTCCCGATAGCCTCGTCAAATAACTTTTTTCCTAGAACAAAAACTTCTCCCTTCGTTATATCGGACTTAGAGCCGACTTCAACAAAGGTTGCAACGCTCGAAATATATAGTGCCACAATTTCATAATCTGTCAATGTTGTTCTTGTATTTTTAACAAGTTCGTCTCTCATGCGGCTCCAATCAGAGTATGAAGACGACCCCACTCTTCGATAAACTTATCATACTCAACACCGACCTTTGGTTTTCCGTCTTTTCCCATGTGTTCTTTATTCGCTATGATTTCATTGATGCGCTTCTGAGCCGCCGTTTTTTCGGTAATATTCTGCGTACCAGCATCACCAAGACGACCAATGGAATCCTCAGATAATAGAGAAAGAATCTGGTGCATGGCCTTCAATGCAACCGGATCGCCACCCACGTTTTTCGCAAGGTCAGTCGCGCCAACTCTCTGAAGCGTTTTCTCGATCTGGTCTTTATTCTTTTCAAAGTTCTCTTTCCACTCACCGCGCAAGGCCGTCTCTGTCTCAAGTCCTTTAGCCTTCCTTGCGGCATCATTGTCTTTTAATCCCTTATCCAAAGCAGAAATAATCGCCACCTGAAGTTTATCTGCCCTTTCTCCGTCGATATCAAGGGCGTGAAGTTGCGCGGCCAAGAACTTCTGAGTCCCTTCCGTCTTCAGTCCAGGATGAACATTCTGTAACTGTGTGAACTTATATCCATCCGGTTTCTCTGGCGCGTGTTTTATCGTTCCAATTAATTTCCTCGCTTCGACATAGCTCTTGGCCACGTCATTAACGTTTTTGAAAGACGCAAGAGACGGGTCTTTACGAAGGTCTTCAGAGATAATAGAAACATCTCCACTCGATACTTTGGTATGTAAATCAAGATATGCCTTTCCGAGATCGTCGGGAGAAGTAAACGTTTTTAAAGATTCATTCTGTGTAAGGGCCTCATCAGTAAACATTATGCACCCGCTTTCTGCTCAGCGGATTCCTGTGCCTTTAACCCATCGGACTTCAACGCCTTCCTCAAAATCCTTGCAATCTGGTTTGCAAACACCGGACGACGCATCGGACTTGCCTCCGAATCGTCAACGCCTTCAATTCGACTCAACACGTCACCATTCATGTAGACAGCCATCACACGGATAGTCTGCCCCTCCTTCGTAGCGATCACATCGTTTTTCTCGATTTGAATCAGTCCCATTTTGTTGCCTTCCGTTTTATATCCTTTATCCCTGTCTGACATTCAGCAGGGGAAGATATTCACTTAATCGTCGTCGTCATCTTCTTCTTCTTCTTCTTCTTCTTCTTCACCGTCTGAATCTGTTTCCCTTCCCTCGACCATAAAACGGTCGTCCTCGTCTATGTACTCATGAATCCCACCACATAAATCATATTCAGGACACATCGTCTTCCTTCGGCATTGGCTGGATCATATTTTTTAAATGTATGATAACCGACTGCGCTCCGGCTTGCGTCATGTCTTGTACCGGGTAATATTCAAAAAATCTAGCCTTCAAATCTTCTAACACCAACATACCGTCAGGAGATTCAAACAACCTCTTGTACGTCTCCTGCAACTGTACCTGATTCAACCGCCTTAACACTTCGATTGCTGCCTTGTCCACCTTTGACCTCCTCCCGGCTTATCCTAATCTCTTGACCACATTCACACGTCCCAACATAAAAACCGGAATGAAGTCCACACGAAGTCGCCGTGTTACACTTCGGACAACTTACATCTTCAGAAAGAAATAATTGTTTCTTTACATAAGGTTTATGTTTTTCATGCAATTTAACTTCATGATTAAACAACGTCATCGGGAGTTTTAGGCCAGCCGAATCGTCTAGAACAGAATACCCATTCGTCAAAACCTTGACAACCCGGTACAGTCCACCAACGGCTAAATCAACCGTAGCCGGGCTTCCCATATGATCGTTTCTGTTTTCAAGAAAAATGCACTTAACAATATCGCCTTTTTCAATTTTATTTGGATCAACATCCTTTAATGGTTCAATAGCTGGCTCTGGTAATATCTGGACGATATCAGGAGACGCGAGCTTCAGTAAAACTCCCGCTGGCATGGATTCAGACTTAATTCCGTTTAAATCGGCATATAGGTCAGAAATCGACCCTAATGCAGAATGAGGGAACCTTACCTGTCGACCGTCATCAAAAGTAGCAGTACAAACAATAAGATTGGGAACACCACCAAATAGAAAGCCATTGTCCTCCGATAATTCTATTTTCTTAATTCCCATCCATCCTCCTAATTTAAAAGAGCCTTATTGTCTTTATCGTTCTTTTCCTTAAAAGACTTCGCACGAGCTAAATCTTTTTTAGTCGGCCACATTTCAGGAAATATATTTCTGTACTCCAAAACTTTCCGGTAATCAATGTCGTGCCGTTTATACGTTTCCTTCTTGTCCTCAAGCAAGCCTTTCTCGTCTTTAACAAGCAAACTGCACATTTGTTCAAGCTGATATTCCACTTCATCCGTAATCGACCCTCGCCGTCCAACCGCTTCCTGAAACGCAACATCTCCAAACGCATCTTGTAACTTTACATTGTGTTGATGAACAATCTCATACCACTTCTGGATATTTTGTTCAATGATCCATTTATCCGATTCTCCAGCATGATTATAATCGTATATCCGACGGAGAACCAGTCTCCATAGTTTATTAATTGTAATCAATCCATCTTTATCTACCCGGATAATGCTCATGTCTTGTTCGCCTCTTTAACATCCTTATGCGCCGCCGCCATATCTCTCGCGCTACCCGACGCTGTTTCTGCCATCTGTAACTTCATCGCCTGTTGCTGTGCCTGTTGACGCGCTACCCTGACTTGCTTAACCTGTTCGTCTTCATTTACAGCCGTCGGGTCGACACCATACAAATCACGGCTAATATCAACAACACGGTCTCCGTTAATTTTATCCAGAACGTTCGGCATTCCGCCCTGAGCAATCGCGCCGATAAATTGAATCCACGCCTGAAGACCGTTAATCTCTGCCGATCTCTGCGCCTTTGCCAGCGGACTCAAAAATATAACGCCCATCTCTTCGCCCTGAATTTCTTTCGGCGGTATAGGAAATAAAAGCCGGCGGTCAAGGACTCCGTATGTTCTAATCAATATGCTCTCAATAGTGTTTGTCATACGTCCGACCACCGGCCCAATCAATCCGAGTCCTTCAATAATCCGTTGCTGAACTTCAGGAACCGTCATTTCTTTCCTGACATCAGACAACGCCCTAAATAAAGGTAAGAAGAACCCGCGATCAATCAAATCTTGCTCCATCTGCATCAGCTCAACTCCCTGCCTGACGTTCTCTCCGCCGGGCATTCTTCCGAACTGTTCAAGTTTAAATTTTGTCGCATCATAATAATTCATGGCGTTTGGATTTGCATTCAACGGATTAACCCAGAACCTCGCCGGCGACACATACGCCGGATCAGTTGCCTTTTGTCCAGCACGAATAATAGTTCTCTTCTCGGCATTAACAGTCTTAATAGCCGCCAGTACATCCATTGCCGGGCTATAACCCATCGTGTCGTCGTCGGAATGAACCCAGAACCTCGTCAGTTCATACGGCATTTCAATAAAACCACTGTCCTCAAGTTCAATCTCTTCCTTCTTCGCAAGCCACTTGCTCTCAAACTCCATATTGACGTTATCTTTCTTCGACGCATTCCGCACATACCGCTTACCAACATAATGCAAAATCTCAAACATCGTAAAACCCTTTTCTTCTTCAAGGGCTTTTTTCATCTCTGGTGTAATTTTTTCCTTCCACCGAGACTGACACTTATACGCCGACCATTTAAACGTCCGATAAATTTTAGACAGGTCTCCACAATCGTCCAACTCCCAATTCACTTGCTCAATCGGTACCTCCGTATAACGAACGTGCCGACGATGGTCTTCTTCTGTCATAACCATCGCAACACCAATACTCAAATCGTCTGTATAAAATTCTAGCATCGTACTATTAAAATTAGACGAATTGATAATCTCAAACTGAATATCGTCAACCTCTTTAAAATATCTCTGCACACTCCCGGATTGCATCAATTTTTCTTTCCGGGTTCGTGATTCATACCATCGGGACGCTGGATTCGTCAGCTTGGAGTGGAAGCCTGTTGCGGCTTCTTTTAAAGCGAGGTTTGCTCTGGAGTCATAGAGGAAGTCGTCTTGCAGTCGCGCCCCGTTTACTTTCGGTGTGGTGATCCATGCCTTGCGAGGAAGAACAAAAGAACAAACGTCTTGACGATATGCGTCCGCGTTTCCCCTCTGTCCTCTTAAATAATCATCTTGTTTCAATATCTTTTGGATTTCACTCAACATACTAACCCCTTTTCGTTGGTCTGATATGCGTGACCTTTTGGAGTATTCTATTCATATGATTCATTTCGTGAGCGTACGCCGCAGGTTGTACTGCGCCAGACGAGGTATGAACGTTATTCCCAGCTCTTATAGGACTCTTCCCAGTATTAGCTATCTTGAAATGATGGCCTTTAGATTGCGCTTTCACATTCCCCCCAGGTTTAAAGAGTGAATATCAGAACCAAGAATCGGCTGAGACTGTCCCTGTCCGGTAGCACCGCCAGAAGCAAGCAACGTCTTCCTCTGCTTGGTCTGGGCATCTAACGCGGTCTGTTGGGCGGCGTTGGGGTCGGGAAGTGGTAACGAAATAGCGTTATTCTCTGCATTTAATCTTTTCTTAGCCGCGCCAACCGTCCAATCTTGATAGCCAGCATCTGCCCAAATATTAAAAGAATTTCCCCAATTCTCAACAGCATGAATTGGATTCCACCCCGAAAAACTAAGATCCCCCCGATTATTAAACGGAAACCGTCTGCGTCTTTTCATTTGTCCGCCTCATAATGTTAAAGCCGTCCATATCAGCGACCTTCTTAAATCCAAGAAGCCTGTGAAATTTATTTAGAACAGAATTTGCTTTCTTGCCACAAGTATAAATATTTCCTTTTTCTTCATCCAGAAATTTTAATGCAATCTTTAAAGCAAGCCTAGCCCTAATGTGCCCGACGTTATATCCATGCAACTGGCGAAACCCGTCTCTTTCAATAACGGTAAGATAAGCACATAGATTGTTCCCTTCCCAAACCTCCGTACATCTCTCGAGATTATTCCTTACAACAAAGAGAGCCTCTCCCCTATCCATACCAGACTTAGCCACCATCGTCTCAATTAATCTGTGTTCATCCGTCAACCCCGTAAATCTGTAGTCCCTCATTTCTTAACCGCCTTATTTATCTCCGCAATATTTTCCGCAGTCAATTTATTATGAAAATCCGACACCACATCCTTCGCCATCTCAAACATCCCCAGCGCAACCAGCCTGTCCGTTATCGCCCCGTCAACACGCAGACTCTTTGCGTCCGTATCATAAATTAATTTTATCTCGAATACCATACCCACCTCAACTTATCGCGTACTGTTGTAACTTTTCACTCGACCCACCAGGTTCCTGAAAATATACGTCACAATAAAAAATCGCCATCATTAGCGCATCCGCTCTGTCCGGCGATTTTATACCTTCTTTCCTCATTTCATCCTTACTCACTACAACCTTCTTCCCAACACCATTATACTTGAACCTCCGGGAAAGCAACTGTTCTCTTAACTTTTCATCCTTCGGAATCTTCAGCCAGCCTTTCCTCATCCAGTCCTTTAACTTGAAATATGCTTCCGTCGTCCGGCTTACATAAAATTCATGACTGTAATCTTTCACCGCCTTATACGGAATCACATCCAGCGTCGTGCTCCCCAAAAAATCTGTCACCCCTCCCCCTATCCCATCGTCATCAATCACAACCCTCTCTATCCCCATGTCCCGACACATCTCCATCACCTTCCCGCTCGTCTCAACCAAACTCTTCTTTCTCGTCGCCTCTACATGCGTCACATACCACGTCATCAACCCCTTACGCTCTACCACACAAAATACCGTCTCATCCTCCCCATACCTCGCCACGTCAACCCCCAACTGCCTCTTGTCCGACGGGTACTCCGGCATCTCCCAGCTCATCGCCCCTTCCACATCCTCCACTGTCAACACCTGATCGTCGTTTATGTCCTCATCAAACGAATTCATCACCATCCGTCGGTAATGCGACGGCTCGCTCACTTCCCTCGCCTTCATATCAGCTACAAACGCCGGCGGCAAATTCTTAGCATTATCAAACGTCGTCGCCATCACTAAATGAAATTCATCACTCTCCGGCGCACTCAACCACCGACGCCAAAGCCAATTGTGACCTCGACAATTAGCTATGATATTTATCTGCTGTAACCCCCTCGGATGCGCCTTCCCTCTCATTCTGTCCCTCAAATACGTAAACGCTTCGTCATCCTCCAGCTCCTCACCCTGCTCAATAAACACCGCATCCAAACTCATATTCTTTAAATTAGCATGCCCTATCTCTCCAGCATGACGAAACATCATCTTCGATCCATTGTCAAAATTTACATCTCTCGACGAGTTCGGAACGATCCCAAAGTACCTATTAAAATCTATACACGTCGAATCCCGCAAATCTGTATACTCCTTCCTCACCACTAAACAC